GGCATTGATTCGTGTGGTTATCCGGTTGTTCGTTTACGAGATGAGGAGACTGGCCGTGGTCATACGAAAAACGTTCACAGATTGGTTGCGAAAGCGTTTCTTCCTAATAAAGAGAACCTTAGAGATGATAACCACAAAGATGGAATCAAAACAAATAATTCCGTTGATAATTTAGAGTGGGTTAGTCATTCAGATAACATGTATCATGCATTCGCTCATGGTTTAAACCATTCGAACGGTCATGGGCATGTTAAAGTTCGCGTTGTTGAAACCGGAGAGATCTTTGATAGCGAAGCGGATTGCGCAAGAGCCTTAGGCATTTCTCAACCAAATATTTGCGGATGTTTGCTCCATAAATATGGTCGTCATACTTGTAACGGATTCCATTTCGAATATGTCGATGAGTAATTATTAAGGAGTTTCAAAATGGCGAAATTTTACGGCGAAATCGGATTTGTAAAAACCGAGACTGATGATTACGGAGTTAGCAAAGAGGTTGTTACGAAGAGAAACTACTATGGCGATGTAAGCCGAATAGGTAGAAGACTGGAGAATGGGTCAAGCATTAACGACAACCTTATTCCGTTTAATTCTATAAGCATCGTAGCCGATCCTTTCGCCAACTCCAATTTTATGTATATACGATATATTAAGTGGATGGGAGCCAAATGGAAAATTTCCAATGTTGAGGTTTCCTATCCACGACTTAATCTGACTTTGGGAGGTTTGTACAATGTCGAAGACGAGGAGATATGAGCTTCACGATAAGCTAAAAGATATTCTCGGAAGCGAAAACGTGTATTTTCAACCTCCCGAGTCTATTAAGCTGAAATACCCCTGCATTGTGTACTATAGAAATGCTGGTTCTACGCTTCGTGCTAATAACACGGTTTACGGATATGACCAGCAGTATAGTGTGACATTTATTGGTAAAGATCCAGACTCTGACTACATAACCCCCATGTTAGCCAAATTTCCGATGTGCTATTACGACAGGAGATTTGAGTCTGGAAACCTTTACCATGATGTGTTTCAACTCTATTATTAATCTAATAAGGAGAAAAGATTATGCCTAAACTTACATGGGACGAAAGCGGTAAGAAACTTTATGAAACTGGTACAGATCGAGGCGTTCTGTATCCTCAGGTAGACGGAAAGTATCCGAAGGGTGTTGCGTGGAATGGCCTTACTGGCGTAACTGAAAGCCCCTCTGGAGCAGACGCTACCGCATTCTGGGCTGATAACATCAAGTACAACGAGCTTCGTGCTGCTGAGGAATTTGGTGCTACTGTCGAGGCTTATACTTATCCGGATGAGTTTGCTGAGTGCGACGGTACCGCAGAAGCAGCTCCTGGCGTAACAATCGGACAGCAGGAGAGAAAGCCGTTTGGTCTTTCTTACAGAACTGTTATCGGTAACGATACCAAGAAGAACGACTATGGCTATAAGATCCATCTGATCTACAATGCTACGGCTTCTCCGTCCGAGAGAGCTTACACCACTATCAACGATTCTCCGGAAGCGATCACCTTCAGCTGGGAGCTTACCACAACTCCTATCGCCGTAACTGGTCATAAGGCTACCGCTTGCATTACCATCGATTCCACCAAGGTCGATGCTGCAAAACTGAAACAGCTTGAGGATCTCCTTTACGGTACTGAAGATAAGGAAGCTTCTCTTCCGACACCGGATGAAGTTATCGCTCTGTTTGGCGCAGCTGCTGAATCTACACCCTCTACTGGAGCCTGAATCAACAGCCGTATTTACAACTAAATAATTTATGTACTTTAGAGGGGATTGAAACACATCCCCTCTTTTTTTAATTGCTTAAATCAAAAGGAGGATTTAAACATGCTTAAGAAAACTATGACCTACACAGACTACAACGGTGTTGAGAGAACTGAAGATTTCTATTTCAGTCTTTCTAAAGCAGAAATCATGGAGATGGAACTGTCCACTTCTGGCGGACTTTCTTCTATGATCGAGGGCATCGTTGCGGCAAAAGACACGGCTTCCATCGTCAAGATCTTCAAAGAGATGATTCTCAAATCCGTTGGTAAGAAATCTCCGGATGGCAGGAAGTTCGTTAAGAATAAGGAAATTGCAGAAGACTTCGAACAGACCCCGGCATACTCTGATCTGTTTATGCAGCTCGCTACCGATGACAAGGCAGCTGCAGCGTTCGTAAACGGAATTGTTCCGGCTGACGTATCTGAAAGGGCAGCTGAGATGAACAAGGAAGACACGGCAAAGATCATCGATATGGAGAGCGTAGCTGACGTACCGGCAACTGTTGAGTCTACTGATACAAATAAATAAGGAGCGTAACAGAGGATGCTTAAGATCGAAGTTCCAAAGCGTGAAATCTACGATGAGAATACTAAAGAATTCAGCAACGTTGGTGGCGTGGAATTGAAGCTTGAGCATTCTCTTGTTTCAATTTCAAAATGGGAAGCAAAATGGCATAAACCGTTTTTGTCAACCGAAAACAAAACTACAGAAGAATTGTTGGACTACATAAGATGCATGTCAATCAATCCTATAAGTGATCCCAAAATTGTCGCTGCTCTTACTCAAGAGAATATTAAAGAGATTGTTGACTACATCCAAAATCCTATGTCTGCCACAACAATAAATCAAAGAAATAATGGACCGAAGAGTAGAGAGATAGTCACCTCGGAACTTATTTATTATTGGATGTGCACATATGGAATACCATTTGAATGTCAGAAATGGCATTTAAATCGACTCATGAAATTAATAGAGATTTGCGGAGTCAAGAACGCGCCTCAGAAGAATATGAGTCGTGGTGAACTCGCTAGAAGTAACGCGGCTTTAAATAAGGCTAGACGTGCGAGGTATCATTCGAGAGGTTAACGTATGAGCAAGATATATTTCACGAGCAAAGGAGACTGGAAAGATATACGTAAGTTCTTAAAACAGGCTTCTAAAGGCTCTGACGATGCCATTCGTGCAATTATGGAAAAATATGGAGAAGAGGGTTCTGCTCTATTATCTGAGGCCACTCCTGTCGAAACAGGTCTTTTGAAAGGAAGCTGGAGTTACGAAATTGATAGCAGTCAGAAAGGCGTGTCTACAATTACATGGCATAACGACGACGTTGAGAACGGATACAACATAGTTATGCTGGTTGTGTATGGGCACGGTCTTTCTAATGGCGGTTATGTTCAGCCTAACGATTTCGTAACCCCTGCTATTGATAATTTACTTGAAGAATTAGCTGATGAAGCATGGAAGGAGGTTTCTGATGTCTGCTCATAAAACAGTTGATACAAAGATTGTCGAGATGAAGTTTGACAATCGTGACTTTGAAAGAAATGCGCAAGAAACCCTTCGCATGCTTGACCAATTAAAAGAGAAGATTGAGTTCTCATCATCTGTTAAAGAGATTAAAGGACTTGACAGAGCAGTAAACGGCATCAATTTCAAAGGCATGGCCAGTGGAATAGACAATATTTCGTCTAAGTTCAACGCCATGGGTGCGGTAGGATTTACTGTCATTCAAAGACTTACTAATGCCGCCATGAACATGGGCCAGACTATGCTCAGGTCTATTAATCAGCCCATTAATCAGATGATCGAAGGCGGTAAATCTAGAGCAATGAAGATCGCTAGTGCCAAATTCCAGCTCGAAGGACTTAAGGTAGCTTGGGATGACATTAAAGAAGATCTTGATTGGGGCGTTAAGGATACGGCTTATGGTCTTGACTCGGCGGCAGTTGTAGCTTCTCAGCTCGTAGCATCACAAGTACAGCTTGGTGAGGAAATGAAGCATGCGCTTCGAGGTGTATCTGGTGTTGCTGCTATGACCAATTCTACATATGACGATATTGGTCGAATTTTCACTCAGGTTGCTGGTCAGGGGCATCTTACAGGCCTGGCGTTAACTGAACTTTCAATGAGAGGTCTTAATGTTGCTGCTACGCTTGGCGACGCAATGGGCAAATCTGAAGAAGAAATTCGAGACATGACGTCTAAAGGCGCAATCGATTTTAAAACCTTCGCAACAGTAATGGATGAAACGTTTGGCCCGCACGCTAAGGAAGGCAACAAAACGTTTACTGGTGCGCTTGCCAACATGAATGCCGCACTTTCTCGAATTGGTGAAAAAGTAGCTACTCCTACAATGGAGAAGATGACCGATGTCTTTAATGCTTTAAGGGAACTTTACAATGGCTTAGGAAAGGCGATCACTCCGTCTATCGACAATGTAAATAGAGTTGTTGGTGGAGCTTTAACTCTTGTTACGAGTCTTATTAAGAAAATAACACCATTAATCAATCCAATTGTTGACAAGATAAACATTGTAACAACAGCCCTTGCCAATTTCCTCGCTCCTATTATTGAAAAGATTCAAAATAGGATAGCGCCAATAAAGAAAGAGATAGATAACGTAGCTGGTGCTGTTGATGCTGCAACTGAGCCAGTAAAAGAAGCAACAGAGCAAGTTACAAAGCTTCGCGATGTCGTTAGAGATGTAATCAGAGGTAAATACAAAAACCAGCCAGAAAGGGAAGGCCTTCTTGCTCAGGCAGGTTTTGATTATAACGAAATTCAGCCATACGTAAACCAGGTTATGTGGGGTTCTGGTACGATTGAAGAAGAACTCGACAAACTTGGTGACGCTACAGTTGGCACAAGCACGATTGTTGAACAGGCTACTGAGAAAACTCAGGAACAGGTAACGGAAACTGCTGAAACTGTTGACGATGCGATAAGTCAGCTCAATCGAGATAGTCTTTCATATCTTGTTGAAGGTATTCAGAATATCGTTGAGATCGTTAAACAGGTAGCGTCAAGCGTTGCAAAAGCGTTTAAAGACGTATTTGGTTGGGTTAACAAACTCGATTTTGTAAAAGCAGTTAATAGCGTCGCAAGATCATTTAAGAACTTCACGCAGGCTCTTGTTCCGGCCGAAAAAGGAATGGAACAGATACAGGGAATTGCCAGAGGTGTTTTCTCTGTTATTGATTTTTTAGCAAGAAAGGTTAGAGAATTTATAGCAGCAACTCAGCCTTTTAGGAAAGCTGTAGTAAATCTTGTTCTTGCTTTTAGAAATCTATTTGGCGCAATCGGTGACGTTCTCTTTAAGGTCAACGAAGTCGATAGAGAGTCTAGCGCTTTCTATGACGTTGTGAACCTTTTGGCAGAAGGATTAGGATTTTTAGTTAATTGCTTGGCAAAAGTTATTAACGCGTTTGCTGATTGGATTCGTCACTCTGAAACTGCAAAAGCAATATTTAAAACCCTCGCTGATGTCTTTAGAGCAGTGAATAACGCTATTAAGGATTTCGTTGGTCATATCAAGGAAGCTGTTTCTGGTAGCGAAGAAGCGGAAGGTGTCGGACAGAAAATCCTTAAAGTGTTTAAGGCTATTGGCGATTGGATTGATCAGTCAGGCCTTAAAGATTTTATTGTTGAAGGCATTAAGACTGCTATTACTACAGTAGTAGATAAGATAAGTGAGCTTATCGATAAAGCAAAAGAGAGTCAGGTTATTTCAGATATCGTTGACAACATCACTGATAAATTCAGCAATCTTGCGGGAATCTTAAGCGGTTTTAAGTTCCCGAAGTTTGATGAATTTATGGGCTTTATCAAGAATAACTCCATAACAAACGGTCTTAATAAGATAGAAGACGAAGCTAATAACTTTGACAAAGTAATGACCGGTGTTGGCAAGTTCTTTGCCGGTTCAGACACTAAGGCTGGTGGATTTACTGCTATTAGCGCTGGTGTTTTAGGAGCTGCACAAGGAAATGGTCAGGGGCTTAAGGACATTCAGTCTGATTGGGAAAGATTCAATAAAGATGTTATTGATCCAATGAACCAGACGCTTTCTAAAGAAGTTCCTGGTGTTGTTCAGAAGACAACGAGCATGTACGTCAATGCGATTCCTAAGATCGTAGGCGGAATTGGTGATGTAATTAGCGGTATTGGAAGCGCCTTTGCTAAGCTTGATCTTAAAGATAAGATTGGGACAATCGCTCAGGTTGCTGCTATTTTAGGATCTATTAAGATTGTTAAAGGAATTGAAAACGTAAGCAAAGCAGCGAAGAAAGTTGGGGAATCAGTTGGAAATCTTATTAACTCTTTTGCAAAGGTTGAAAGAGCAAAAGCAAGAAACTTAAATGCTCAGGCGTTTAAGACCATGGCGTCCTCAATTAAAGAGATATCTGTTTCGCTTCTTATTATGGCTGGAGCGATGGCTCTTCTTGCTTTGATACCTGAAGATAAGATAGGCCAAGCTGAAAAGGTTATGAGACGGCTTATTGGTGCTATAGCGCTTCTTATGATATTACATAAGATCCTTAATAGAACTCCGGTTGGTCCTGCCACAGAAGAAAACCCAGTTAAAAACATTATCGATCAGATAATAGGTGGCTTTAAGTCCATGTTCAAACAGGTTGGTCAGGGCATTAAGATGATGGGCGCTGCCATGCTTATCATGTCTATTGTAGCCGCTCTTGCCATCATGGTCAAAGTCATAAAGGAATATGATAGCCTGGATCTTAAAGACGCTCAGAGTACAGTGATGAAAATTGGTGGCGTACTATTAGCGCTTACCTTTGTTATGCGAATGATAGGCAAAGCCACAGTTAACTCAAGCATGATGGGAGCGGCTCTTTCTATGTTCGCAATCATCATAGTTCTTAAGAAGATGATCGAGGTCTTGAAAGAGTATGATGCGCTTGATCTTGAGCACACTAAGGGAACGCTTCAGAAGATGGGTATCGTCATGCTTCTTATGGCTGCATCTATTGCCATCATGGGCAAGTTCTCTAGTCATACTGGAAAAGGTTCAGGAACTAATCTTGTTGGCGCTGCTCTTGCTATGATCGCTATGGCTAAAGCTTTACAGCAGATGGTCGTTGTTATCGAAGACTTTGGCAACATGGAAACTGGAGTTCTTAAGAAGGGAATAGCTTCTTTGGCAATCGTTGTTGCCATTCTTACAGCATCGATTGTCCTTATGGCCAAATTCTTCGCTAAAGGATCGTTTGGAGATTCTACTGGAAAATATTCAAAAACTTGGGCAAGATCTGGTGTTGCCGTAATCGGAATGGTGCTTGCCATTGTAGCTATGGTTGCCGCGATCAAGCTTCTTATTCCAGCAATTAAATCTCTTGGAAGCATGGACACGAGCCAGCTTGAGAAAGGACTTATTGGTCTTGGAGTTATTGCTGCTGGTCTTACAGCAACAATTTGGGCCCTGTCTAAGGTTGGCAATTACAAAGTATTGTTAGCGTTTGCTGCTATGCTTGCTGTATTGTCGTATGCGCTTCAGAAGCTCGCTGTTATTCCGTTTGTGAGACTCGCAACCGTTGCTGCTTCTCTAGCAGGTGTGTTTGCGGCTCTTGCTATCGTAGCTCATAACGCTCATGGCTTTACCAAAACGGATATTGCGGCTATTGCACTTATCATGGCGTTTGTTGGAGTTGTTGGTGGCGTTTTATATTTGTTGTCACAATATACAAATATGAAACAACTTCAAGCGACAGCTCTTTCTTTATCTGGCGTGCTAGTTGTTATTAGTGCATGCATGAAGAGCGTTATGAAAGGCAGTAAGGACGTTAATGCGAAACAGGTTCTTAAGATTGTCGGAATTATGATTCTGTTCTTAGGATCCGTGGCCGCTTGTATCGGACTACTTTCAAGGTTTGGCGGAGGCGCTAAGAGCATTCTTGCATCCGCTTTGGCTATCGATGCGGTTATCGTTGTGCTTATAGCAATGTTTAATAGGCTTTCTATTCCGACAACATCGAAAGCGAATAACGCCATTAAAATTGCCGGAGCCCTTGCAATGATTGTTTTAGCGATTGGCGGATCATTAGCAATTGTTGCGCATTATGGAACCGATTATCAGACAATACTTGCATCTGCTCTTGCGATTGATGCGGTTGTCGTTGCGCTTATTGGTATGTACGATACGCTCAATATTCCGACGTCATCCAAAGCAAACGGTGCTCTTAAGACTGCGCTTGCTCTTGGTGCGATTGTATTGGCTGTAAGCGTTGCCTTGAGAATTCTTACAAGTCTTAAGGCTGATTGGCAGACTATGATCGCCGCAGCTGGTGCGATTGATATTGTGTTGGTCGTATTAACAGCGGCGTTTAACCACTTAGAGTTCAAACAGAACAAAGGTACAACGGTTGCTAAGAATGTACTCGCTATTGCTGGTATTCTGTTCTCTATTTCTCTTGCCATTGGCATACTTGCTAAGATTGGCGGAAAAGATTGGGGAAGCATGATCGCCGCAGCTGGTGCGATTGATATTGTTCTATTTATGCTGTCGGCATCCTTTAATGAGCTTAAGTTTAAGTCTAACAAAGGCGAAAACATAAAGAACAATGTTTTAGCAATCGGTGGTATTCTTCTTGCTCTTTCTGTATCTTTGGCGATTCTTTCAAGATTCGGTGGAAATTGGGGTAAGATGTTGGCCGCAGCTGGTGCGATTGACATTGTTCTCTTTGAATTGTCTGATGCGTTTAATGAACTTAACTTTAAGAAAAAGCTTTCAGACGGAGATGTTAAGAAGAACGTTCTAGCTATTGGAGGAATTCTTCTTGCTCTTTCTGTATCTTTGGCGATTTTATCTGGTCTTGGCGGAAGCCCGGCTAAGATGATTGCCGGAGCAGCTGCACTTGGTTTGGTTCTTCCTGCACTTTCAGGAGCGTTTAACCATATGAGTTTCAAGAACGATCTTGACATGAAGAGCATTCTCAAGAACGTTCTGGCTATGGGTGGAGTTCTATTGGCAATTGCAGTTCCGCTTGCAATCCTTACAAGATTTGGCGGAAGTGCTACACAAATGCTTGCTGGATCGTTCGCTATAGATAAAATTCTGTTCACAATGTCTTGGACTCTTGGAAAATTTGAAAAGACCGATATTGAGTGGAAAGATGTATGGCAGAACGCTGTTTTGATGGGGCTTGTATTAGCTGAAGTTACAGGCTCTCTAGTAGTTCTTACACAATTTGCTGGAAATGCGGCTGGAGTAATCGAAGCAGCCACTTCTATAAGTACAGTCGTTGCTTTTGTTACCGGCGCGATTAAGGTTCTTGAATTTAGGAGTAATCTTGACTGGGATGAGGTAAAGAAAACAGCAGCGTTGCTTGGTATTACTCTTGCGGAAGTTGTAGGAGCTCTTGTTGTTCTTACAAACTTTGCAGGAAAACAGGCAGGCGTCATTGAAGCGGCTGCTGGAATTGCCGTTGCCATTAACTCTGTAGCAATCGCTATGGTAATCCTGTCAAAGGCAAAACTTAACAAGTCTAGAGTTAAGACGAACGCTGAAACGATCGGTATTGCCCTTGCTGAAGTAACCGTGGCTCTTATTGCGCTTACACAGTTCTCAGGCGATAAAGCAGGCCTTATAAGTGCTGCGGCAGCTATTGGTATAGCCATTAACTCTGTAGCGCTTTCTATGGTTGTTCTTTCTAAAGCTCACTTTGGAAAGGAACGGACTATATCGAATGCTTTGGCTATGGGTATCGCTCTTGGTGCTGTGACAGGTGCTTTGGCGGTGCTCACGCATTTTGGAACTGGTAATATCGGCGCTATGATTGCGGCGGCAGTATCAATCGGTATTGCGATTAACGCTACAGCGGCATCGATGGTTATACTTTCCAATACTAAATTCAGTGCCAAATCGATTGTCAAGAATGCTCTTGCTATGAGCCTTGCTCTTGCAGCTGTGACAGGTGCTTTGGCGGTTCTTACTAAACTTAGTGGAGAGAATATACCTGGACTTATTGCATCAGCAATAGCTATTGGTATCGCGATTAATGCAACAGCGGCGTCGATGGCGATTCTTTCGAATACAAAGTTTAGCGCTAAGTCAATAGTTCTTAATGCGGCTGCTATGGGATTAGCTCTTATTGCTGTTACGGCAGCTTTGGCGGTTCTTACAAAATTTGGCGGAGAGAATATTCAAGGAATGATTGCATCCGCGGTGGCTATTGGTATTTGCATTAACGCTGTTGCTGCGGCTATGCTTATCTTATCTTTTGCTAAGTTTGATGCTAAGACAGCTTTAGCAAATGCTCTTGCTATGGGTCTTGCTCTTGCGGCTGTAACGATTGCTCTTGGAGTTCTTACAAGTCAGGGTTATGATTTTGCATCTATGGTCGCATCTGCTACGGCTATTGGTATTTGTATTAATGCGGCAGCGATTGCTATGCGGATCATGGCGGATGTTGATTTCGACATGGAAAACGCGATTGCCAATTCTATTATGCTTGGAGCCGCTTTGTTCGCATCTGCTGGAGCATTAGCGGTGCTTATTACATTTGGCGGTAGCGATCCTGCTATGATGCTTGCTTCTGCCACTGCACTATCTGGCGTTGTATTAGCAGCTGCGGCAGCAATGAAGATAATGGCAGAAGTAGAGTTTGATATTTCGAAAGCGATTGCCAATTCAATCATGATGGGAGCGGCTCTGTTCGCATCAGCTGGAGCATTAGCGGTTCTTATTGCATTTGGCGGTAGCGATCCTGCTATGATGCTTGCTTCTGCGACAGCTCTTAGTGAAGTTGTGATTGCGGTAGCAGCAGCTATGCGAATTATGGCGGATGTCGATTTCCCGATAGAAAGCGTATTGCCAAACGCGCTTATGATGGGCGTTGCTCTTGCGGCTACTGTCGCGGCACTTGCTATTCTAGATCACTTCACAGAAGACCCTGTTAAGCTTCTTGGCGTTGCGACAGCTATGAGTGAAATTCTAATCGCGCTTGCGGCTGCCATGTTCATAATGGGCAAATCCAACATGACTTGGACTACGGCTCTGATGGCAGTTGGGAACTTGGCGGTTTTGTTGGTTGGACTTGAGGGTGTGTTTGCTCTTATGGGAGCGTTAAATAGCGCTACAGGTCTTGCAGAAGCCGCAGAAGCTGGTATTCAGTCAATGGTTGGAGTATTCCAGGCTCTTGGCGAACTTATTGGAAGCTTCGTTGGCGGTCTTATGACTGGCTTTACCGATCAGCTTCCAAAAGTGGCAATGTCTTTAAGCTTGTTCGCGATTGGACTTCAGCCATTTATAAGCCTTATGTCCTCTGGCAATATGGGAGCGGTTCTTGATGGCGTAACTGATCTTGTCGGTATGATGGTTCTGCTTACAGCTGGAGAACTTATTGATGGAATCACAAGACTTATTACCGGAGAAAGTTCTCTTGAACTGTTTGGAGAGCAGCTTTCTGGATTTTCACGAGGATTTGGAGCTTTCGTCGCCGCTGTTGGTGGAATGGATGACGCTGGTCTCGCTAAATTGCCGGTCGTATGTAATGCTCTTACTCAGCTTACTGAAGCCGCTAATGAAATTCCTAATACTGGCGGTCTTGCTGGCCTTATAGTTGGTAATAATGATATTGATGACTTTGGTCAGAAGCTTGTTCCGTTTATCGCCGGCTTTAGACAGTTTGTTTCGGCATGTGCTGACTTCCCAGAAAACGGGTTAGCTAAGGTTGGACCTGTGGCAACCGGATTATCTCAAATGGCAGAAGCGGCAGATAAGATTCCGAATTCTGGTGGATATCTTGCGAAGTTTATTGGCGACAACGATATTGATGTATTCTCAGCAAAACTCGTTCCGTTTGTAACAGACTTTAAGACATTTGTTAGGGTTTGTGCGAACTTCTCAGATGAAGGACTTGAGAAAGTTACAGTTGTGGCTAATGCACTGTCAGATGTGGCGCTTGCTGCTAAGAAGATTCCAAACTCTGGTGGTAAACTTGGAGAATGGGTTGGTGAAAACGACATTGACGTCTTTGGTGAAAAACTTGTTCCGTTTGTAGGCGGATTTAAGGAATTTGTTAACACATGCAAAGATCTTCCTGAGAAAGGACTTGCTCGAGTTGAACCGGTTGTTACCGCCATTACTAATATAGCTAAAGTCGCAGATGAGATTCCAAACTCTGGAGGCGTTCTTGCTTATTGGGTTGGCGATAACGATATGGATGCCTTCGGTGAACAGCTTGTTGGTTTTGCCACAGCGTTTTCTTCGTTTGCGAACTGCTTAGGCGGAATCACCGATGCTGGTCTTGCCAATACGGAAAAAGTTATCCTCTTTATCGACAAGCTTAAAGATATAGATGTTGCAGCAGATACGTTTGATCCACTTATAAAGCTTACAGATACTCTGAAGAAACTATCTGACAAACTTACAGGAAAAGATGCACCAGATCTTGACAAAATCGCATCGGCAGCGGCATCACTTAAAGATCTTAAGGATGTCTTTGTAGGTCTTACTGAGGTTGATTGGGGTAATGGCGGTGGAGTTAAAAACTTTACTGATGCACTTCATAATCTTGGAGATGTTTCTGTAGATGACTTTGTTGAAGCATTCGAAGGATCTGGTGAAAAAGTAAAGACCGCTGTCACGGATATGTTCACGGAAGCTATTGATGGCATGAAAGATGCTGCGTCAACCGTTGACATGACAGATTCGGTTAAGCATATGATTTCTTCGCTTGTGGTCGGAATGAGTGACTACTATGAGCAGTTTAAGAATACTGGCAATATGTTTGTTCAGAAGATGGAAGATGGTGTTAAAGAAGGCGGAGATGAATTTGCCGCTTCAGTTTCTGAATTAGCTACATTAGCAAGTGGTGAAGACATAACAGCAGCGTTTAAAGACATAGGAACGACAATCATTACAAAAATCGTAGCAGGAATAACTGACGGTTCCCCGTATGCCACAAGTAGTATCGGTTTGACTATGCTTGGATTATCTACAAGTTTGGCAGACTATAATGACAACTTCAAAATGGCCGGTAGTTCTGCTGGAAGTGCTTATGTTGAAGGAATTGGCAATGCGTTCCTTGATTTCAATGCTAAGATTGAGTCTAGTGATTTTGCTCCGATACAGACGCTTCTCGATACGGTAACGTCTTTCTCTGATAAACTTACAGAAGAGGGCACTGACATTGACGCTTTGTCATCTGCAGCTCAGTCCTTAAGAGATTTGGCTGACGTTCTGCTTGACTTAAGTTCCATTGATTTTGGTGATGGCAATGTTATTGATAAATTTAATGAATCCTTGTCTGGAATCAGTCAAGACTCTGTAAATAAGTTTATTGAAACGTTTACAACTTCAAGCGATAGCATTAGAGACGCTATTGTGCAGATGTTTAACAACGCAATACTTGGACTTCAGGAAGAAGCTAGTACAGTCGATATGTCTGGAGCCGTTAGCACACTTTGCGCAAGAATGGCAGTAGCTATGAGCGAATATTATGAGGTCTTCTATAATACCGGTACTATTCTTGTAGATCATATAGCTGAAGGAATTGCTGATAGTGGTGCGACACTTGCAGAATCTATATCAAGCGTTGTTAACTCTTCTTCAGATAGCACATCTGCGGATTCGTTCCAGTTAGTAGGTTCTAATATTGCAATAGCCATTAGCAAGGGCATTAGTGCTGGCACAGATTCTATTAGAAATGCTGCTAAAAAACTGACGTCAATAGCGCTCACTACATTATCTGGAGATTATTCATTCTTTGAATCCACTGGCGAAGTTACTGGCAGTAAATATGGATCTGGTATAGGAGCTGCCGAAAACACTAGCAAAGCCGCGTCTAGTGCTAAATCTTTAGCATCTGCCGCTTTAAATGGTGTAGGTCATCAGTGGGATGCTTTCTATCAACTTGGTAAGAATGCTGCAGACGGATTTGCGATGGGCATCAGAGTTCAAGCTAGGGCAGCAGCAAACGCAGCAGCAAAAATGGTTAGAGATGCTATTAGTGCTGCAAAAGCTGCAGAAGATTCACATTCACCATCTAAGGAGTTTGCAAAACTTGGTAGGTATGCCGATGAAGGCTATGCTGTTGGTGTAAGACGTTATGCAGATGTTGCCACAGCGGCTACTGGAGGAATGGTTAAAGATTCTCTCGATATTTTACAGTCAGCGATAAAGCAGGCAAATGATAGAATGTTCAATTCTGATATGAATGAGCCTACGATTAGACCGGTTCTCGATTTGTCAGCTCTTCAGGCTGGAACTTATCAGATGAACCAAATGCTTGGAAACGAGGATTTTGGAGTGTCTATGTCACTTGCTAATCGTGCCGCATCTAGCACAAGAAACCAGAACAGTATTGGCAATCTTGCTAATGCTACTGGAAATCTTAATAAATCCATGAATGACCTTAACGCTGCGCTTAGCGGAAACGGAACAACTATTAACGTAACTATGACAGTCTCTGGAGCTGATAATCCGGAAGATTGGGCAAACAGATTTGTAAGATCCATGCGAAGGGAGGCGAGAATGAGTGGCTGATCAAACAAAAGCACCAACTGGTTTAGCTATTACGAGAGATGGGCTAACATTTAAATGCACCTGGAAGTATGGTGACGACAACTATAATGACGGAACGATTGTTCAGTTTAAATTCTGTTTCTATTCTCCACCGATACTTAATGATTTTTGGGAAATCAATCCAAGAACCATAAGTAATGGCGGAGGAATTTGGGTTAACGGCACAGAGGCATCTTTTAGGCTTCCAGCTCCTTATCAGGGGGTTGGAAGCTATTTTTATCCGGACACTTATATGTATCTTCATGGTGTCATGTTTATTGTCAAGGGCAAGAAACCTGGATGCACGATGTCTGATGAAGCGTCTGTTACATTTAACATCACTGCGCCAAACACACCAAAAGTAGAATTTCAAAAAGGTGATGCTTTTGGAAATGGTAAATGGAAGTGGTCGGTTGATAATGCCGATTCTGGTAATTCCGCCTTTTTATATAAGGTAGATTTGCAGACTCGTGTTGAAGGTGGTGGTTGGACAAACATATCCACAAATATGTATCAATCGTCTGGTACATATGATCACACTGAAACCATTAGTGTTGGTCAGAGTGTAAAGCGATATGTTCGTGCTAGAGCTTGGGGTGTTGGAGGTATAACTGGCTGGGTTGAAGCAAGTCATACGTTTGCTCATCCACAAGGACTTCCTGCTTCTGCTATTTGGAGAGCTTATTGGGATAAAAACAGAAAGTATATATCTGTTGGATATTCTAAAGGTCCTGGGCTTTCTGACTACTATTCTCTTAAGTATAAGATAGCAAATCCAGCTGCTGGATTTACATGCCCTGATGATGGAAGTTGGTCAGATTCCGGAATGAAACTTAGTCCGAATGGATACTCGATCACGACTCCGATTGATACAACAATTGATCTTGATAAGTGTATGTGGATAAGATTTGATTCCGTATATGATGGATCTCAGCCAGCGCCAGGCGAAGCAAAACTTGTAACGAACGGCATTGGAAAGCTTACTCCGCCAATACTTAAATCGGTTGATATTTCAGCTGATGGAACACAAGTTGAGGTAACCGTTACTAATAAGTCTGCCGTTCCGGATTCTAAAATCTGCATCATGACTGGTAACTCTAATACCAAATACACAGTTGTACCGAGTTCAAACGGCGAAGCGTCAATGATATTTGATATGGCTGAAGTCAAAGGTGCAGATGGCAGCACAACGCATAAGACAGGTTATAAGTTTGGCATTTTCGCCTTCCAGGGAAAGAACGTAAATTCTCCTAATATGGTATCAGATACTGTTTGGGAAGAAGGAACAGCTCCTTGTGCGGCGACTGATGTATCACTCGAACCAGACCTTGATACAGGCGATGTGCTTGTTCATTGGAACTGGGCATGGGACAAAGCTACAGAAGCTCAGATTTCGTGGTCCGAAAAGAAGAATGCTTGGGTCTCCAACAAGAACCCAGATACTTATGAAGTAAGCAAATTAAATGCTGTAAGAAACAAAGACGCTACTAAACCATATACTCATAGCTGGACTATTGCAGGTCTTGACATTGGTAAGGTCTGGTATTTCATGATTCAGCTGCTTTTCAAGAATAACGAGACAACCATAGAGGCTCCTTATTCTGATATGGTTGAATCCGATATGGCGACTACTCCTGAGACACCAACTCTGGAAGTTTCTACTCCAATGGTTGCAACAGGGAATGACGTAACCTTTAAATGGACTTACGCAAGCCCTGATAAAACAGCTCAGGCATCGGCTACGATTTATGATGGCTCTGATGATAATGTTGTTGGAACAACTGCGGATAGTAGTCAGACTATGACTATCACACAGTCATGGGAAGAAGGTTCTGCTCATAATTTATATTTGGTCACGACTTCTGAAACCGGAAAGGTATCAGAAAAGAGCAATATCGTTACGGTTAACGTAGTTCCAAAGTTCTTATTAGTTGTTAAAACAGGCCTTGTCGATATAACTGATGCGGATGGAAACGTTACAGGCAAAGAACTGCAAGCCCTTCCTTTAAATGTACTTGCTACAGGTGCAGGAGCTGGTGGAAAAGTTACGGTTGCTATAGAGCGTGATGGTAACTATGTCATGTCAAGGCCAAACGAAATTAAACGCGATGGGTTTGATGGAGAAACCATAGCTGCCGGATACATTGTAGATTCGGAAGGAAAGGGAAGTGACATTAACTTTGAGCGGAAAGATATTTTTGGCTATCTTGATGATACTGCCAAATACAAACTGGTAATTGAGGCAGAGGATCAGTATGGACAAGAATATTCAGACGTTATTCCATTTACGGTAAATTGGAACCATAAAGCAAGTAAGCTCGTAAGTCATATCACGAAAGGCGTCGCTGGAAATGGGCAGGTGTTTGCCAACATTTTGGTTGATAAGCCTGCTGATTTCATGTCTGGCGATGTCTTTGATGTTTACAGGCTTTCAATCGACGGTCCGATTCAGGTTCTTCAGGATTGTGAATTTGGTAAAGCTTATGTCGATCCTTATCCAACCTTTGGAGAATTTGGCGGTTACAGAATTGTTATGCGAACCTGCTATGGCGATTATTTGACAGAAGATAAGCACCTTGCCTGGACAGATGTTATGACCTTCTACGATGAAAACGCGATGGTCATAAACTTTGAAATGAACCAGGTAAAGCTTCCATATAATCTAACGTTTTCTAATTCCTGGTCCAAAGACTTTAAGCAGACTGTTTACTTAAATGGTTCGGTTGTGGGCGATTGGAATCCAGGAGTCACAAGGCAGCTTTCCGCTAATACAGATGTCATGGACACTGATAGCGATACTGCCAAGATGATGAGAAAACTTTCAGATTATCCAGGGCTTTGCCATGTACGTACACCAGAAGGAAGCTCGTTCGCTGCCGATATTCAGACAAGCGAATCTAGAGTATTTGATAACAGTACGAGAGCGATACAGTTCTCACTTAACATTCAGAAAGTTGATCCCGAAGGTCTTGAAGGATTGACGCTAGAAGATTGGGAGAAAATTCAAAATGGATTGGAATAAAGGCTTTTCTAGCTCGTATTTCTTTTCAAAAGTTGACCCGATCTCCTGGAGAGACAATGGCGAATTTCAAGTAACTGACGGCTCTATTGCAAGGGATTCCTCTGGGGATCTCTTGCAAAGCGCCGATGTTACTATGTCTAGTGATCCGGGAGAAGCGTGGATTCGTATATACCTGCTAGTCAGGCAAAATGGCGAACAGTTAAGAATTCCACTCTTTACCGGATTAACTTCTGATCCAACCAGAAACATTGACGGACGAAGAAACTCATTTGATGTGGCTTGCTATTCAACACTTAAGCCATGCTCTGATATTCTTCTTCCTGCTGGCTGGTATACACCATCTGGAATAGCAGGAGCACAGATGGTTAAAAACTTACTCAAAGATACTCCTGCAAGAATTACATATGAAGACAACTCACCAGCTCTTAGTACATATATCGTAGCTGAACAAGGAGAGACAAAACTTTCCATGGCTCAAAAGATATTATCTGCTATTGGCTGGGAGATGATTATAGATGGTAACGGAGACATCTTTATACGAAAGGTGCCGACAGAGTTCAGTGTATCGTTTTCGTCAAGGTACAATGATATTTTGGAACTTTCGGCATCAGATAAGAAAGACTGGTTTTCGTGCCCAAATGTTTTGCGAGTTGTAAATAACGATGTGTCTATGACAGTCAGAGATGATGACCCAGATAGTCCTCTTTCAACCATATCAAGAGGAAGGGAAATCTGGGCTGAAGAAAGAAACGCTAATCTAACTGAAGGTGAAACCTTAGGGCATTACGCTCATAGGCGACTTAAAGAACTTCAATCACCTGTAAGAAACATATCTTATCATAGACGGTTTATGCCAGATATTTATCCAGGTGACATTATAAGACTTGATTATCCTGAAAATGGGCTGGTTGGTGAATACAAAATTGATTCTCAAAACATACAATTAACTCATGGAGCATCAACGGAGGAAACTGTGCATGAAACTTGAAAAAGATTTCCTCGAAGCGATAAAAGAATCTATTGACGGTGGCACCAAAGGCTATGAAGCTAATGCCACCGTTCTTTCAGTTGATGGATCTACTGCCTGGGTTCACATTGACGGTGGCGTTGAGAAGACTCCTGCAATCATGGCTATGTCTTGCTCTAAAGATGATAGGGTAAGGGTCAAGATCGACAATGGTACTGCTTATGTTACTGGCAATATTACTTCTCCTCCAACAGATGACAAATTAGCTATCGGAGCGCAAAAACAGGCAGAAGGAGCGATTGATGCGGCAGGTCAGGCTAAGGCATCTTCTGAAGCAGCAACTAAAGCTGCAAGCGAAGCCGTTATTGCCGCTAACAATGCTGAAAACGCTTCAGCCGATGCAAAGTCTCTTGCCGATCAGGCAAACTCTTTGGCCGAAGAAGCTGGAACCCTTGCAAATAGTGCGAATGAAACTGCTAAAGCAGCTAAAGAGTCAGCAGATGACGCGGTTAAGAAAGCGAATGAATCGGCGACTGCCCTTGAACCTGTGAAGAGCGATGTGGCAAGTCTTAAGACGGCATCTGATGACCAGGCTAAAGCGATAGAAGGAATAAAAAATGATGTTTCAAGCCATTATGCTGAGCAAACAGAGACTGCAAAATTAGTTGAGACACAAGGAACAAAAATTGATCAAAATGCGAACAATATCAGTTCCCAGGCCACCAAGATAAGTTCTCTTGAAACAGACGTATCGGCAGCACAGCAAAAAGCAACAGATGCCGCAAGTGCAGCGAGCGCAGCTCAGATTAGGGCAGATAATGCACAAAAACAGGCAGATGCAGCAAACAGTGCAGCAGAGACAGCTCAAACCGCAGCGGACGACGCGGCTGCTAAAGCCAAGACTGCAAACGACAATCTGGCAATAGCTCAAAAGTCTCTTGAAGATGTGCAGGCTCAAGCAAATGCTACAGACGCTGACCTTGCTACTGCAAAAGAAAATGTAACAAAAGCACAAGCGGCTGCAGATGCAGCTAATACAGCTGCCACTAATGCTCAAACCGCAGCGGATAATGCAAAGGCGGCAGCAACCACGGCTCAAAGCACAGCTGATCAAGCGCAAAAAGATGCAAAAAATGCTGCAGATACCGCAAAGGATACTCAAGATGACGTTAACGCGCTTACAACTCGTGTCACAAGCGCTGAAACAAAAATAGATCAGAACGCTGATGCGATAGCCTTAAGAGCTACCAAAACTGAAGTTTCTGAAAAAATCGGGGATCTTGGAGAGTATAAGACAGTTAAGGAATATACAGACGCCAAAATCAAAGTTTCAAGCGATTCTATTACTTCTACCGTATCAAAAGAGATTGATGACAAATTAAAAGACGTACAGGTTGATGTTGGTGGTCGTAACTATTTTGTCAACTCCATATATTTTCAAAATGAGACTCCTTTTACAACCACATCTACAAGTACAGACAACTATTTAGAGAAATTTAATGAAAAGTACATTTACACAAACGTTCCTTTTAAAGCTGGAGATAAGATAAGTCTTCAAGCTAAATCTAATCTTCCTTGGACTAATGTTCATGGAGGTTCTGAATCAAATAAAAACAAAGTTGGTTTTTGGCTTTATCTTGGAACCAGAGATCAGGCAAAGTCCGGATCTTATACGTCACCGCTTTTCCTAGAAGGCGATAACTTAACAACCTTTGATAAGACAATAACTCTTCCAACAGTCTCAGGTCTTTCTGAATATTACATTGGTTTTCGGTTTGATACATATTCAAATGGTACGGATTCTGTTACTGGTAAGTTCTGGAATTTAAAGCTCGAACTTGGCAACACCACAACCGACTGGACCCCCGCTCCAGAAGATATGGCTACGGTTGAGTATACAAATAGTAAGATTGAACAAAAAAGCGATGAAGTTGTTTCAACTGTTACAAAAGAAATTTCAGTCACATATGCAACTAAAAATGAAGTTTCTGGATCTGAAAATAGGTCTAAAGAATATGTAGACGGAAAGACAGAAGAGCTTTCTGGGAAAATAACAGAGAATGCTAAATCCATAGTAGAAACCAAATCAGTTATACAGCAAACATCATCAGACATTGTGGCGAGATTTTCTAAAACCGAAGATGCCTTAGACTCATTAGCTGGTGAAAATGGTTGGGTAAGAGTTTCTACTGATGAAAATGGGCAACCATTTTTAGAGCTTGGTCAATCGGCGTCACCAGTTAAAACAATATTAAAAAATGGTTCAGACCTTTCCGAAGCTCGACTTTCATTTTTATCGAACGGAAATGAAGTAGCTTATGTAAGTGGAAATAAATTATACATTTCTGTTGCTCAGGTTACAAAAGCGCTAGAAATTGATCATATGAACGATGATGGGTCTGTTTCAGATGCTAAATGGGAATGGACAACCAGAGGCAACGGAAACCTTATTTTAAGAAAGGTTGATTAACATGGGAACTAGACACTACGTTTTTACTAATGAGTATGCAATAGGCACTGGTGGTGTTATTCATGTTACAAATAGTTTTGATATAACGGTTGTCCCGAATAGAACAACAGCAACAATCACTATAGTAGCTAGCGCTACATATTACGAATATAATCCATATAACTATTATAAATACTTTAGAGGAAATAGATACGTAATAGGAATAGCTGACCCAAGCGACGACAAGTACAAAACAGTAATAGGAACAACTTATAATTTATATGGCGACATAAACAGTCCTGGTTATTCTGACGATTCCGACAACTGGTTAACTACAAAAAACGTTGTATCAACTTACACAAGCGGAAGCAGAACAACTCCGAATTTTAATTTAAGCACTTCTGGAAATGGCGGGTATACTGCTCCTGCATATACGTTTACGATAGACCTTGCATCTACTCCAAGATTTATTGGAGCTGGTTTTGAATATCAACAAAGTTCAAACGGAAACAAATATTTTACTAGTAACTACTATATCTCAACGTCTTACTATTACGAGACGAATGGTCTTGACTATTCTCGTATTATTCCAGGTTATCATACGGTAACGTTTAATGCTAATGGTGGATCTGGAGCTCCCGAAACACAATACAAATATACAGATGAAACATTAACGATTTCATCAGTCAAACCAACAAGAACAAATTATGAATTTCTTGGATGGGCCACATCTCAAGCTAATGCTAATAATGGAACGGTTTCTTATAATGTTGGTTCAGTATATGCGTCGGACTCAAACCTGACTTTGTATGCTGTTTGGAAACTGGTAGCTTTTGACATATCGTATAATGCTCCTAATGCGCAAAATGTGCCATCTAATGCAAAAAAGAAGGTTAATGTTGCGTATACGATTCCATCGTATATCCCTGCAAAAACCTATAACACATTTGTTGGCTGGGCAGTAACTCAGAATGGTCCTGTAGCTTATAAACCTGGAGATACGTATAATTCCAATGCTGATATTACATTTTATTCAAAATGGAACTACACGTATAATAAACCAGTCATTAATTCTACAAGTAAGTTTGTAAGGGTTGACGCTAATGGTAATGAAATAACAGGTGATGATTATACCAATGCTACAGGAATAAAAGTAATTACAAAATGGACTTTAGATAGTGTCTGGGCGACTGGTGTTTCGGTTTTGTATGAAATCAAGAAAGAAACGTCAAAGTGGGATTCTGACGGAATTATTGCGAGTTATACTGATGTATCAATAGCCGATAAAACTTCTAGTGGTATATCTACACACACATTTAATAATGTAGATTCAGATGTTGCTTACACAATTAGAGTAACTCTTACGGATAAGGTTGAAACATGGAGTGGAGACGCTGCTAGTAGTAATAAAGTAACGATTAACAATAAACTTTATTATAAGAATTCAACTGTTGCTTTATATGATGTGCGTCTTCCAGAGTATATATTTGATGTAAGCGCTGAAACAAAAAATATCGGTATCGGTGGCCCTGCAGATCCAGATTACAAACTCAGAGTAAATGGAAACATCATAGCCGATAACTTTAAAGATGTGAAACAGGCTTATCCGGTTGGCGCGATTTACATGTCGGTCAATTCAACCTCCCCAGCATCTTTATTCGGTGGGCAATGGGAACAGCTACAAAATAGGTTTCTTTTGGGCGCTGGCAGTAGTTATAGCGCTGGTGCGACAGGTGGAGAAGCAAGTCACAAGTTGACAACAGCAGAAATGCCTAGTCATAGCCATAGCGTAAACGCAGTAACCACAGGTAATCCAAGTGCTAATCATACACATAGTGGAAGTACATCTGGTGCAGGAGCACATAGTCATAGTATGTACGCTAATCGATCTGATCATGAAGCAGCTGGTTTTGGATTATATAATGGTGCGGCAAATAAAGGATTCCAAGAAAGACCATATGTACATTCCGGTAATGGCAATCGGTCAACAAACTCTGCAGGATCGCATACTCACAGTTTTACAACGGGTACCGTATCTGCATGGCATACTCATACTGTTCCGGCACATAACACTAATGCAAGTGGAAGCGATGACGCACATAATAACATGCCTCCATACTTGGTCGTATATATGTGGAAAAAGATAGCTGAAGACGACGGCTCTACCACAGCATTGACTACTAGAGTTGGTGTTCAGGAAGCTCAAACCGCTG